AGGGTAGGGGGGAGCTTCCCGCCGAGCGAAGCGAGGGGGATGCGATGTAGACTATTTCTCGTTTTTATACACATAATAAAAATTTTTAGAAAACCTTCTCCTTTCTACACTCACACAAAAAAAAAATAAAAAATTTTTTCACAACAAAAAAGAGGAGCCTTATTCAGACCCCTCTTGTTAATTGTTCTATCAAACCGCTGCCAGTATGTACAGATTTATGTAACCATTCTCTATAAGCATTCTCTGCTTCTTTAAAGCGTTTTATTGCTTCTTGTTCTTGCTTTCTGTATATCCCCATGGTTTAGTTAGTACTACTACACACGCTATCATTGCTACTAACGCTATTATTGTACTCATTCTCTTCTATTTCTATTAATAATTCTAGGTAATGTTTAGCCTTTTTTAGGTCTTCAATACCATTCTTATTCTTATATCTACAGACGTATTTGATTACATTTCCTGCACAAAATCCTAAGTTATTTCTCTCTATAAACTCTACTGGTTGTATTGGGAGATCTTTATAGTGAGATCCTCCGACTTGTGTATTCAATGCGCTCATATAAATAATTCTAATAATCTATTATCTGGTTCTATTGGATCTAATACAAACTCCCAATCGGGTTCTTTCTGATCTTTCTCTAACTCGTATCTATATATTACTTCTTGCTTTTGCTCTTCAGTATATCTATCATTCTCTGCAGATATTATACTAGCTAGAGTAAAATACTTAATCTCTTCTGGTTCCATAATAGTCTCTAATGAAATCTACAATTGAAGAAACACCTAACGCTATAGCTATGGTTGTTGTAAATACCGCTACGTAAAACATTATTTCTTGTGCCACGGTACTAAATTTTTAATTTTATCCCAAATATTCTCCTTCTTAGGCTGTTCCTGAGCAAATAAAGGCATTACCATCTTTACTGGTTCACTAGAAGAATCATCATATTTCTCTATTTTAATGTCATCTAAGTGTGCGTATTCCTTCTCTGCATCGAAACATGGGCACTGTTTACGCCATTGTGTTGGTTTCTTACCCCAAATATCTCTATGTCCCATGATGTGGGCGTTGGGGTATTTACGCTTCAGCTGTGTCAGAAGGTCCAAGAGTGATGCTTTTTGCTCTTCCGTGCGGTTGTCTGTAGCTCGTCCTTTGCTATCAATCCCTCCAACATAGGCTACGTTGATTGAGGTGCTGTTATATCCTTGTACTCCATTACTTACTTTATCTTCTCTTAAGAGTTGTTCTACTTTACCGTCTGGGAATACTACATAATGGTATCCTGGGGCACTCCAACCCTTAGCTTTAAACTCATTTAACAGGTCTTTTAACGTTTGTTTTTGGTTTCCTGCTGTACAATGTATAAATATTCGTCTTATGTCTCTCATGATTCTGTTATTTCTTCTACTGGTTCTACATATTCGTCCATGACAACTGGTGTATCGACTGCCACAGGTTGTTCCACTTCGTTATCCAATACGGTTCCTTCTCCTTCAAGTCTGTCATACTCTTTTTTAAGCTCTTCTACAGCCTTATTTATCTCGTCAATTTCCTTCTGTTCGGCTTCATTTATCTCATCCTTAGCGTTTTGGATACTATCTGTGACGAAATTCATACGTTTCATGAGCTCTTCACGACTCATCTCATTGTAAAGCTTATAAAGCCACTTTTGAGCGTTAGCTAAGTATACTTTGTATACTTTATTATCAGGATTTTCTTGTACTTTTTTGCTTAAATCGTCGACCAACTGCTCAGTTTCTTCAAGCGTATATCTATGTTGGGGCGATTTGTTGATGATATTACCATCAATATCGTATAAATTACTGAATTTACTCATATTTTAGTCGATATTATAATCACTATCATTGTTTTTACGTCTATCGCAGTCGTCGTACGGTTCAATTTCGTACATTTCAATGGCGGTATTAGTATAATCCATTCTTAATTGCATTTTTATACGCCGTAACTATTTTCTCCATCGCTCTTAAGTAATTGTTGTCGTTTAAGGCGCGTTTCAGCGTGTTTGACATATCTTGTGCATTGTGTTTGTTGGGGGTTTCCATTCTCGTCAAATGTTAAATGTGTGTAAATTTGATCTTTTTTCCACTTTCTGTAAGTATTGAAAGCGTCTCTTCGTTCTTGTTTTGTACTGTAGTAATGAATACATTTGAGCATTTGTTCTGCATTTACAGCTCCACATGCCTTTAAACTGCATATGTCATCTATAAAACTTAGAGCTCCTTCTTCGTCAAACTTTTCTTCTAACTACTGATACTCCTAGTATGCCTAGATTAAGTATGGGTTATTCTCATCATACTCAGGCTCTAGGTCTACTATAAATGCACTGTTTATGGGAGCTCCATGGATAAAGAAATACTTACAGTTATCAGTTACAGGTTTGCTTTCCTACTTAAGGCTTAAGAAATCTGCGTAATATAGTATAGCATTTAGTTCAGCATGCGTCATATTATTTCTTCATTAATGTTTTATACACACATCCGGCAATATATCCTACCAGGTAACATATTGGTTCGCTACTACATGTACATACTTTCTGTTGTATTACGTCGTATATATCTAGAGCAGCATGTAAAGATTCGTGAGCAATAGTGTTTATATGGTCTATCGTTTTATCTACTGTCTTTACATCAGTATCTTTGTTATTTTTTATTAAGATACATGTCTTATTATCAGATATACGTTTTACTACTGCAGTAGTGGACAATCCTTCGACTATAAACTGGTCGAGAATTACGCCATCTGGGTAAGTATATAGTTTCTTTAACTTATCTAAACTAACGTTTCTATTTGCTACTACTATATCGATATCGTACATCGTTTCGTAAGTATCTATTATAGCTCTGTTTTGTTTCTTCATAACTACGTTTTACTGGGGAAAGAAAGAAAGCAGCAAAGAATAGAAAGGGCCAGTATATATATATTTAACTAGAGTTAACCCTATTAACCCCCCTATAATCCCCCCTTCTTTCCCTTAGATTACGCCAATATAACGTAATTTTGGGTCAAAAGGCTGCATTTTTGCAAAAAAATATTATCAATTTGCAACCAATCGAATATAAAACCGCGTTATGCCGGCGTATTTAATTAATTTTCATAAAATGGCAAAAACATTACGTGTAATAGATTCATTCTTTGTAATGGAAGTTGGTGATACGTTCGTTCTCTCTGAGGATGGCAAGTATTATATCTCTTGTCATAACGAAGAGTTCCATAAGGACGGCGAAGATAACTTCATAAATTCATCGTTCAAATCGGAATACCGTATTTCGCCTGAGTATGCAGAACAACTTATCAAAGATGGCTACCTCGAAGAGGTAGGCTCTAGTAAGAAAGATTTTGTAAACGTGTTTGACGAGATTGATAACTTGATTAACAGATATCAAAAAGAGCTTATAAATCTCGACGCAGATCTCGCTGGCGAACCTCAGTGTGTAAAGGTTGAAAAGAATACAGTGCTTACGAACTTATTGAGCGTATTGAACCATCTTAAAACACTTAGAAAGTAATGGATGAAGAGAAATTAATTGACCAATCGGTGCTCGCAGAAGATGTATCTAGCAAGATAAAATACGAGTTTAGAGACTTCTTCTTGATCAAGCCCCTGGATCCGGTCAAAGTTAAGAAAGAATTTAGTACTCCCGTCGCTAAGGCAGAAGCTGTGAAAGATGATAATGACATCGAAGCACAGGACTATGACGAGGTAAAGACGGAGGTTAAAGAAGTTGATTCTGATTATCGCAGAGGTATTGTTTTGAAGCAGCCAGTATGGTATCCTGCTGACGAAATGAAGGAGAACGAAATCATTAAAGTTGGTGACGTTGTTCTGTTCAGAGATACTACAGGCGCATTCTTCGATCTCGTAAAAGATAGCAAACTTATTCGATTATACGACATTGTTGCAGTCGAGCGATGATTACTCTTGATGATGTTATAAAACAAGTCTCGAAAAACTTGAACGTTGATAGAGAAATCGTAAACGCAGTATGCAAACATGTATTTCAACAAACAGTAGATATTATGAAATCTGATGATACTTCAGATATACTGTTTAACGAAGCGTTTAAGTTTAAGCTAAAGAGACGATTTAAAGAAGATAAAACAAGACAATATACAAAATGAATACACTTTACATTTCTAGAACCGGCAGAATAATGCTGGATGAAAACAACAGTCCAAAACCTTTTGATCGTTCACGTAGTTCTGTAGACGACGTATTTTTCATCAAGGATGACACTAAAATAGTGTTTGAGCGTGGTGAAACTAAGTCTGAACTTGAAGCTAAAGCTGGCGATATCGTAGTAACATTCTACGAAGAGCAATTCCCAAACAAAGTAATCGTTGTAAACAACGAGCAGTGGAAGGAGAATCTAGAAACTTATGAAGCTTGGGAGCAGAAACGAAATGAAGAATGGGCTAAGAAAAATGACGCTCCTTGTTGTGATTGTTGTGAGAATTGTTGTAAAAGTTGTTAATCAGAATAAAGTATAAAACTATGAAAGCAAAGAAAAATAACAAGCCTACTATTATTGTTGATCTTACACAGGCTGAGACATGTGAGGATGTGCGTTTCGAGTTTACCCGTGCAAAGGCTAAGGCTGGTGTTCCTCTGACAGAAGGAGAGATTAACCAAGTTGTAGCATACGGAGCACACCTTGCTCTTAATACTATTGATTCATTCTGTGAGCAGTTCGCTTCAGAGTATCAGACTGTACAGATTACTGATAAGAAGAAGGTTAAGAAGGCTATTAAGGCTATTGAGTCTATACTGAAACCCAAGACTCCTTGGTACAAGAAGCTTTGGAATTGGGTTAAGAAACCTTTTACAAAGAAGAAGTGATAACAGCCGATACGAGGGAGGCTGAGATTCGGGTGGCCACCTGAACCCTCGTGAAACTTTCCAATAATAATAAAATGTTTAGTTGGTAGCCTATGTTTAGACTTTAGGGAGGAGCGTTACCTCCCATAGGCACTAAGTTTAAGAAACTGCTCCGTGGTGTAGTGGTAGCACGGGAGGCTCTAACCCTCCAGGTCCGGGTTCGATTCGATGGCGGGGTAACCATAACTGAGACAACAGTAAACGAAATAAACAAAGATATATAAGCAGATGACTATTAAATTTAAGAAAATCTTAGAAGATGCCGTACAGCCGGTACGTGTCGCAAATAGTGGCACAGGATACAATCTCGTTGCTAAAAGTGTTGCAACGGATGTAAATGAACGCGGTCAGATTAATATTGTATATCGCACTGGTATTGGAGTTGAAATTCCTGATGGATTTATAGGTTTACTTACTTCTCCTGCAGAGATTGAAAAGAAGACCATCAGAATGTGTTCTACTCCAGTAGTTCCTGGTAGTATCGATGAAGAGATTGTCGTAAAATATACAACTACTACTGACGTGATTCCTGCTGTATATAACGTTGGCGACGTTATTGCTAACTTACATATCATACCTGTAGAGAACGTAGAGTTCATGGAGTTTATAGATATGACATCTAGCGCAACTGAGACTGGTCAGAGTCTTCCGGAAAATGAAGGCGAGCCTACAAGCTCTGAGCAGACTGACACGGTCAGCGGCGGGGAAGAAAACATCCCTGAGCAGGCACAATAATAACGTTATAAAAGCTTGGGTACCGGCGTACATAAGGATGGCAATGGTACAACGGAAGGGGGTCCCAAAAGGGTCCCCTTGAACCGTATATATACAAATACATAAATGTGCTCTAATGGAGAAGATTAATAATATATTATTAAACTATAAAACGTATAAGGCGTTTTAGAAGGATTTAAAAGATGAAAAGATATCTCCAAACTCTATTGCATTTATTCAAGATAATCGACGCATATGGGCACACGGTAAAGAATATGCGTGTAACGCCCTTTCTGTTGTTAATAATGGCTAGGGTTCTATAAACTTTGTTGACGAACTCGGCAACACAGTATTGGCATTATCCGCAGATCCTAATGGTTATGTGAACGTATCTGGGATTGTATCAGACTCTCCTGATATGTTCGTTTCCAGGGAAGTTTTTTCTAACTACGTAAATGTAGTAGAATTACTGAAAAGGGATTTTGAAAAATACAAAGCAATAGTCACTGGAGACTTCGACAACATCCTTGTCAAAGATGATGTTATCGATACGATATCTAAGTATTCTAATAGCCCAGTAAAAGGTGATACGATATTTAGGGCTTTAGAAACCAAATAGGATAATCTTATTGCAGGTAAGGGAATTGAGATACAAGACAATGTAATCAGTTCTTTTAGTACAGAAATGGTTACCTTAAGTAAAGGTAGGTACGATAGGCTTGTAGAAAACGACGAGATTAATCCTAACACATATTACTTTACATACGAAGGGGAAGAAGGTGAGGAAGGCAATACATGGCATTTCGGTGAACCATTCCCAATAATACTATCGGACGGTCAGAATTCTGGCTGGACATTCCCAATACCTTTAACAGGAGATGATGATAAAGAGGGTTGGGTATTCCCAATAACATTAAAAGATAACTGGGCGTTCGGAGGGACGTTCCCAATAACATTAAGATAAACATGACAAAAAAATTTACATACACACAAAAATCTAATGGGGATTCCCTCAGCGCTACAGAGTGGAATAATCTTGCTCAAGACGTGAGCGCTGCGGTAGACGCCATTAACGCTGGCGCTATTTCTGGAGGTGATTCCTCAAGTGCAACCATTGACACTACTGGTGTTATTTCTGTATCCTCAAAAGGAAATGTCACTCTTGGTAGTAACAAGAATGTAAACATCGAGCCTGCTTGGGATAACAATACTGCTGGTTACGAAGGTAACTATGGTGATGTTGCTATTAAGTCTGGTGACGATATCCAGTTTTGTTCACACCACAGAGAGCCTAAGAAGCGTGATAAGATCGTTGTTAAGAACATTGACGGAAGTGATAATCCTGTAAAAATGCAGGTTGTTGCTGGTGAGATTGATCTCGCAGTAGGCAGCAAGAGTAATCCTAAGACTGCTACACGTAAGAAGGATAAGGATACCGGTGCTGATACTACTGAGGCTATGTTCAAAGCATCTGATGCAAATGTTATGGATGTACGCATCCTTACAGGTAACGTCCTTGATGCAGATACCTCAAACGAGCGTGATGAGCGTGGTTATCTGAAGGTTCGTGCTCAGGCTATTGATCTCCGCTGTGAAAAGCATGGTGGTATTGCACTTCAGCCTAAGGGTTACGATAGCGATGGTAACATGAATAAGATTAAGTTCGAGCATGGTGGTGGCGACGGTCTTGAGTTTGGTACTTTCAATACCGAGAAGACTTCAATCTTTACAGACGAGTATCGTTTCAACAAGGATGGTATTTGGAAGATGTCTGTACGTGAGAAAGAGGCTTCTGGCAAATCCATTATTGATGAGAAAGAAGGTGGTCTTGGACAACTTGCTGCTACAGGCGCTTACAAGTATAAGAAGAACAATGCTGCAAACAACACAGCTAAATCTTATGCAGATGTTAAGACTTATGAGGCAGCTGATGACTTCTACGATTTCATTGATACAGCAGACGCTCAAACAACCACTAAGGATATCATCAACACTGCAGCTGCAATGAATAATGATTTCATTGAGACATCGCTGTCAGCTAAGAAGAACCTTAAGATCAGTGCTTCTAGCACATATAAGATTATTACATTTGAGGGAACTGCTACTGGTAGTGAGCTTACATTCCCTGTAACCGATAAGACTAAGAGCTACTCTAAAGACGAGTTGAAGCTTATTCTGTCTGGTTCTACTAAACTGAGCGACTTCATCGATACCAAGCTCCCATTCCTTATTGAAGGTGAAGAGGGTGTATATCGTCTGAGTGGTGATATTACTCCTAAGATTTCAATCGAGGCTGAAGAGGAAGTTGATCTGGATGCTAAGTACGGCGATGTAGTACTTACTTCTGGTGACTCTATCAAGTGTGAAGCTCCCGAAATTCGTCTGAACGCAATCAACAGTGATAAGACTGGCGGTATGGTTAACTTTGGTGCTACTCAAGATGTAGTATTCCTGACCAATAAGCTGACTGCTTCTCTGAATGTTGAGTCTGCTGCTACTCCTACTAAGATTAAGATGATGCTGCAGAATAACTATAGTGAGGCTGTGTTCTATGATAGCACTGTTGGTAAGTTTAGAATTCCTGTTAAACACTTATATCTCGATGATTCACAGACTACAGAACTTACTCCTTCAAACTACGCAAATGGTCTTGCAGTATACTTTGCAGATGGTACTCGTGTTGGAGCTGATTATACTTGCTTCATTGCCGCTAAGTCTACAGAAGGTACTGTAACAACTACTACAATTTATAAGACTGGTACTAAGGGTAGCGAGAATGTTCTGAAGAAGAAACTCGGAGATCCAGTTGCTGTATATACTAACAATAGCGAAAACGCAGCTTCTAATACAAGCAGCTTGGGTGTAGCCACAAGTAACAACATTCAAAATATTGAGTTTGAGGATTACGCATTCGATGGAACTGGATGTGAGACTGTAGGTGCTGAGGAGTTCGTTTCAGTTAAGTCAATCGATCTGCAAGATATGATTGATATTATCGACGAGCTCAAGACAATGAAGAGTAATAACCAAGGCCCTTGGGCACAAGCTTAATATAATCTATGCTACACATAAATAATCATGAAATAACTGGTATTTATCGTGGGCTGAGAGAAATAAAAGAAGTATACGACGGAATATACTTAGTGTGGGTAAAGCCTGGTCAAAATGGCGAAGGCGAAATTATATTATCTTGTTATTACAACGGATATTGGATAGATGATTACCCCTGGACAGACGATACACCTTGGACTGATTAAACAAATACATAATGGAAACATATAAAGGTACAATAAACGAATACATAGATTGGACTACCGGCATAGATAGCATTACGGGCAACAGGGTATCAGGAGTAACTGAAGAAACCCCAATATCAGGTAAATCGATAAGAGAATTACTTCAAAGCCATATCAAAACTCCTTTCGTAACATACAAAGACGATAAGGGCGGATATATCAGGTTTTTCAGTAGTGAAGAGGCTTTAAATATGTGGAGAATATATAGTGATGGAACAAATCCTTTATATGATTTAGAAAAAGCCTCAGAGCTGGTGTTATATAATATGGATCTTCCGGCTACGTATAGAGTAGTCGGATTAGATCCGTTTACTTATACTAGATATATTATTTAGGGTAACTCTGATTCTCCAAACGCATTGCTGGAATATACAATAGGAGTTCAAGACGCTCTGGGAGAATCTCAGGCTGACGTAGTAAGGGTGACGTACAAAATAGAAGATAATGCTCAAAACGTTACTTTTATGGAGACGGACTCTGTAGAAACTGGTAAGACAATATCTAGAAATATTTATAGATATCTAAAACCAGGCGAAAACAGAGTAACTGTAGAAGCTATAGCTAATAACAACCCTGCCAAAACTACTAAATCCTTTAGTATTTTCTTAGTAAACTTCTCTATTTCTAGCGAATTTGGAGGATACTATAACGGAGTACCAAACTCTAATTCATTTGCGTTCAACGTAAGAATTGATAGAAGTGTTACCAACCTTCCTGTAACTACTACAGTGTATATCGATGGAGCCGTAGCGAAGTATTCTGACATCAGACACTCTGATGCTATATGGAAATATACAGATAATCAAGCTACAGCCATGCAGCGTATGGAAATATATAATCAATATGAATGTAGTACAGAAGAAAGACCATAGAAACACATTATGGTCATTAGTAGTAAAATGGAGGACGTAGAAACTCAAACTAGTTTTGAAAGTAATGTGTTGACATATGAGTTTGAAGTAAGACCACAGAACGATGAGTTGACTTATCAGTTTATAAATATAGCTAACTCAGTAGCTAGTAGTAGTTATTCAACAGAATCGATCGACGGATATTTCTTACCTGTAATTAAAGCTACTCAATATACTCCGTTCTAGTTAGACTGGGGTTATTATACAGATTCAAGTTCTATTGCACAACAAGTAGATGTACAGTGGGCTATTAGAACTGGATACGAAGGAGAATACGAATACACAGAAGTTGCAAATATCCGAGGTATTAAAGGTACTAAACCTGAGACGTTGACTTTTATCCCAGCTAAAACAGTTTCTTTCCAGAACGATCAAGCAGTTTTGGTAGCCAGGATAAATAATGTGGATGTATCGGAATATCCACTGAACGTAAAAGAAAGTAGTATTACTATATCTGAAACTACTGGATATAGTTTGAAACTGTCTGCATACGGAAAGACTAACGAATCTGATTCAAAGAATCAATGGATTGATTACGAGAACAACGTATCTACCGTTTTTAGTTCTGGAGTTAAATTCGATAACACGACCGGTTGGAATAAAAACTCTCTGGTGTTGAAAGGAAGAGGCGCTACAGCTACGATAAACTACTGCCCATTCCCAGAGAGTTATAACGGATTGCCGTATAGTGTACAATCAAACGGAGCTACTTTTGAAATAGACTTTAATCCAGAATATGTTAGTAGTGAAGATGACATTTTAATGTCTATAGGAGATACATCGAAGGCCCATATAGAAATACGAGCTACCAAGGCAGCTTACTATGAGGGCGGCTCTCCTATAATTCAGACTAACTATAAAGCTGGAGAAAGAATCAAACTGGCATTCATTTTCAATAGAGTTTCTGAAATGAGTAATGACAGTGGCCTTATCTACATTGTCAACAATGGTATATTAGAAAGAGCTGCAGCAAAAGGTGCTGCTTCGGTTTCTGACAATAACGGAAAGATAGTTATAGGAGGAACCAACAGTTCTATCAGGGTATACATGATAAGGGCATATAGATATGACATCCCTGCAAAATCAGAACTCGATAACTATATGTTTGACAACGTAGATGATATAGATCTCATAAGTAGAAACGACATTTACGGACAAAGTTCTTCTATAACATACGACGGAGTTTTAGGAAAACAAGATGTTATCACTATTGAGGGTGACCTGTCAGAAATATTGAGAAATGCTGCGGCAAAGAACAACGCTACGGTAAATATATAGAGAATATCAAATACAGACTCTAGTAAAAACTTTAGTGTATAGAATTGTAGAATTAGAAACCACGGTCAGTCTACTTTGTCTTATCCTATTACTTCTATGAAGTTGTGGTTCAATAAGAGTAATAAGTTTGTAGAACAGATAGGAGCCAATGGCGCAACCAGTAAAGTAGAAGTAACTCCTACTTTAGAATGTAAAGATCAGGAGTATTTGGGTCTCAATAAGAATAGATATATAATGAAGAACGGAGCTATTCCGGCAAACAAGTTTGTATTGCAAGCTAACTATGCCGATTCTTCTTGTTCTCATAATGGTTCTTTGTTGAGACTGATACAAGATACTTGGTACAACGCAGTATTTGGATTGGACAGACAATCTAAGCTAAGAACAGCTCCTCAGTTGTTTACTTCAGGAGCAAGAATAACTCACGATGATGCAAGAATTGGAGAAGATGGTTCTTGGGTAGATGGTTTGTATAATATTCCTTCCGATAACAAAAATTACAATGCCAATTGGGCCAATAAGACTTGGACTGAGATTTCTGGAATGCCATTCCCATATGTCATAAGAAACTCTGCAGACTCTTTCCCGTGTTCTGTATTCTATAAAGACACTTCTTTAGGACAGAACGATCTTACATTCTTAGGACAATATGTATTCATGGACGATAAAAAGTCCGACTACTGCTACGGAGAAAGAAGTATTTACTATACAGAAGATCCTTCAGACCCATTCTGTTTAAAAACAAAGAACAGAAAACTGGATACTAAGGAGAATAAAGTATGGGACAATGGCAAAGTACTTCAAGTTGAAGTTGTATATCCTAACTCACCTTTGACTAGCTATGTGAGCAAATTGGTAGCTAGTGAATATGAACTGGATGAAAATGATGTACTTACCCCAAAACCCGGTTCTACTATAAATAGATTTGACGACCTAGTAGGATACGATGAGGACGGTAGATCTCTTTACCAGTGGGAACAACACTTTGAACTTATTTATCCTGATAAGGAAGATATTGTTGATAAAAATGACAACTTTGATCAACAGTAGTTCTTGGAAACGGTTCAGCCGTTTATGGACTTCTTGGACTGGATTACTGATGTAAGTGCATTAAGTACCACAGGATCTAAGTTAGGAAATACTGGTGCAAAGGCATGGGTAACTCAAGCAGAGTTAGATAAGTTTAAGGCAGAAGCTGCACAACATTTGGACTTATATAAATTAGCTGCTTATTATATATTCTTTAGTAGATTTGGATTGGTTGACTCAGTTGAGCGTAATGCTCAGTTAAAGACTTATGATGGTCAACACTGGCACTATGAACCTTGGGATATGGATATTGCCCTTGGCTGTGCTAACAACGGTGTGATTGCATACGATCCTCCTATTACTAGAGATTCTAAAGCTGGAGGTAGTTCATACGTATTTGCAGGAAGAAGTGCTTCTCAATCTAATGTACTGTGGGATTGCTTGGAATGTTGGGAAGAATGGGCAGAGAATATTGTCCCAGAAGTTGCTCAAGCATTGTATGATGCAGGTCTTACATATGAGAACGCATCTAAGATGTTTGATGAAGAGTACGTAAATAAGTGGTCAGAAACTCTTTATAATGAGTCTGGACATTACAAGTACATTGATGCAACTATGAACCCCAAGTTCAGACAGTATCTAAACGGTGCAAGAACTTCTCACCGTCACTGGTGGTTAAGTAAATCTATGAACTATTACGATGCTAAGTGGGCTTGCGGAGACTTTGCTAAACATTCTGTTCAGTTCCGTATCACTAAGGAAGCCAGTACTAGTGGAACCAACCTCATACAAGTTTATCCTACAACCAATACATTCTTTAAAGCACAAAGAGGTGCTCAAGGAGGTAGCGGCGGTGTTACTGTGTTTGGTGAAGGTTTGACTGAAGCTACAATTGCTGAGGGAGGACACGCTAAAATTGATGCTTCTAGTAAGTTTGATGATAAGGAACCATGCTTCATATTTGGTGCTACTTCTATCGAAGGTCTTGATTTGAGTACACTGCTTACCAGTACACTTGGAGTTGTTGGTAGAGGATATACTGATATAGACTTCGGCGGTGCTTACGATAATGTATTGGGAGCACAATTGAAGTGGATTAAACTCGGCGCTCCATGTACACCTAGTTTGTACGACAATCCTAATGCAACTTCTTATACAAATAATCTTTCTATAGGACAGAATGCTATCACTGGTTTGAATGAAAGTAACCAAGATGCATTAGAGAATGTAGAATTAATAGATGTTGTAGGATGGTATCAACAGATCGGTAAACTAGTTCCTGGTTGGTTGTCTGAGTTATTTAATGGCCAAGGATATGATAGAAGAAATATCAAGACTCTGTATGCAATGGGCTGCGATACTGCTAACGAATTTGCTACATCTCAGGCTGGAAATAACTTCGACGATTTAAGACTTCCTACTTCTATTAGAACTTTGACGTTTACTAATAGCTCTTGGGAAAATCTTTCATTCTGGAGAACAACGGAGTTAAGCGGACAACAAGCTAGATATGACAAAGTAGGCATACCTGCTACTATAGATACTATTCAGTTATTGGGAACAACGGGTAAGAATATCTGTTCTTGGCAATTAGTAAAGGATTGGATACAGGCTATTGATGATTCTTTACCTGCTGGGCATACTGAAGATGATCTGCTGAACGCATTAAAGAATAAGACTCTTATAGCTGACCAGATAAACTGGGGAGAAGATGCTAATTTGACTTATAAAGATATTATAAGATTAGGCCACTTCGGTAATGGTGGTAACACTTATCCGTTGAAAGGATATGTTGTAATGACCCAAGAAAACCAAGCTTAGGATCTTACATCAACACAGTTGTTATATCTGACAGAGTTGTTTGGTGACAACGTATTCAATATAGGTACTGTAAACTCTAACCTAGTTGTAGATCATAAGAAGACTTCTGTAAAAATTAGTATTTCTGCGAAAGCTGGAGTATTAGACATACAAAACGATAATATCTTTATAAACGAACCAGGTACTGCCAGACTTGTTGCAAATCACTTCACGCTTACTGCGAATACAGCAGAAAATATTATCGCATAGAATGTGTCCGATCTAGAGAGATTGACGGATAACAATTACTTATGGACGTTTGTTACAGATCCTAATAGTCATGACGGTGCTGCCGGAAGTTCTTATAAATATTCCCATTTAAGAGTGGGTTCTGACGGAGCTGTACGTTTGGATGTAGATGAGAGCGACGGCGTTGCATATACTATGCACGTCAGAGTATACTTTATAAGTGATGGTAGACGTGTTTATGATAATTTAACATTAACTACGGTTCCTGTTACTTTCCCAACTAAATATGAATTCTATACATATGGAGATACTGTAAGAGAGTTTAAATATACCAAAAGTATAATTAATAGTATGTTTGGAACTGGGTCTATTTCTGTCGCGCAAACCCTTCCTCCTATATTTGTAATAGGAAAGAGTAATCATAAAACAGAATTTGCTTTAAAACCATTCCCAGCAAAACAAACTATGTAGCAAGGAGCCGGAGGTGTTTCTCAGTTAGTAACTAATTGGACTGCCACAGAGAAATATACATCTTACATATTGTATAACTATTAGGTTCCGTCCAACATGACTAATTCTATGTATAAAGAAGAATTAGGCTCCGGAGACTCTACTGTATATAATTTGGGTATAGATACAACAGTAAAATACACTAAAGACGCAGAAAATGGAGGTATTAACATTTTGATAGAATCTGCTCCTCCAAGTCAGCCTTAGTTATATTGTATTTAGGCTACTATAAAAATGGGAGGAAAAGAAGCTCAAACATTTAATACATACTTTATGGTAATGAGCGATAACGATGTTATTGTTCCTGCTAATGGTTCTGATTTGGCCGTAACTTTATATAACAAGTATATTAGTTTATACTATCAAGGTGCAGCCTCTATTCCTAGTGCGTTCTCAATGTATAAGAGTCATTTGTTGAGTATATACGGCACATTGGATTTCAGTGGCGTTCCCACTATATCTTCTATAATGACAACTAAGAATGATACGGTATTAAAGTACACTCCGTACTTAACATCTGTAATATTTGATGGGTGTTCTAACTTATAGAATAAAAATGTGCTGACTTAGGAAGATTCTTTTAATTTTTCTAACTTAACAAATTTAACTACGGCTTCATTAAACGGATGTTCTATAGCTACTGGTATATTAGATTTTACCAATTGCCCAAACATAGAGAATGTAGATACTAGAGGGACTTCTTTAGGTGTTACACTTCCTAATTAGACTAAAATCAAAAACTTACGATTGGGATCTCCTACGAGCGTGATTATTAATAAACCCATATATTTAGGAGGATCTGGAACTACAGTTTCTACTGAAAGTACGAATAATCTTAGTAATTTGCAAATAGATTCGCAAGAAATGCTTTCTCCAAGAGGATTCCATATATTTAATAATATTATGTAATAATTATGCATTTAGAGGTATTACAAAACGAAAGTGTAACAGAACAAAACGTTACGTCTGAAACGATAGAAAAATTATACGAATTGGCGTATAGTAATCCTTCTTTAGGAATTTCTTCAAAACTAGATGCTACTAGTAATTTATAGGGAACTTTATCGCTGTATGCTACATACCAAGATTATGTTACTTATCTACAGGCCAAATATCCAAATTTACATATAAATACGACCACATATTATTACAGATTTAAAGATAAAGAATTTAATAATATTTGCGCATAGTTTTTTGGGGATGGTATAGGAGTAACTACTGGAGAATTAACAGCAGTATCAAGATATACAGATGAATTTAAAGCAGCGGTTAATAGTTCTACTATTCAACATTTAGATTTAGGAGGATTCATAGGAATTACTAACCATCTTAGTTCGAATGCATTTAAGAATATAAGCACCTTAAAAACTATCTATTTAAAGGATGTTCATAGAGGTGTGGATTTAAATTTTGTTTATGGGTGCGGTTAGGTTAGACCTGGAGATACTAAACCTACTATAGAAAAATTTGTAATAGACGGAGTGTACTTAGATGATACAGATTCTAAATTGTTACAAAATACAACAAATCCTAGATTTCTTACCGGAGGTACGAATAATGGTAGTAATTATGAAACAATAGCTATCAGAAGAATAGCTCCAAAAGTTACAATAGAATTACCTAGTAGTAGTGGATCTTTTTATAGAATAGGAGACTATCTTACAAGAGGAACAAATATAACAAACTTTTATTTAGGAGAACCAAATCCTGAAAGAGTTTAGTTAACTCAAGGTTATGGAGATAGTATAAATAGGATTGTAAACTTTTACGTTCCTATTGGATGTGCTCAAGCTTATGCGAATTCTAGTACTTGGGGAGCATTGCGTTCTTCTGAATTCTTAGAGTACGATTTTGATAATGATCCTAACGGGATATTTACCCTGTAATTAAAAATTGGTGTTAGATTGGATGTAAGGGAGGTTCGATTCCTCCCCTAACAACAAACAGTCCAACTGTATAACTGGATTACTAAAACATTAACATTATTAACAATTTAAAAATCTAAACACATGGAGAGTTCTAAGATTATGATGTTCCCTGAGATGGGGAATAATAGCATTGATCCAAACCTGCTCATGGCACTTAACAACAATGGCGGTTTTGGTGGTAATAATTGGATATGGATTTTATTCCTTTGGCTGATATGGGGCTGGGGAGGTAATGGAAATTGGGGTGGAAACGGTAACAACGGATTCCTCTCTAACCAGATTGCAAACGACTCAGGTCGTGAGCTCCTTATGAATGCTATCCAAGGTAACGGTAACGCTATTCGCGATCTGGCTGGACTTCTGAACACAGAAGTGAACACAGTTCAGAATGGCATCTTTACGTTGAACAACGCTATTACTTCTGTAGGTACTCAGGTGGGCATGAGTGGATTGCAAATCTAGAACGCTATACAGAGTGGTAATGCATCTATTGCTAGTCAGATTTGTCAGTGCTGCTGCGAGAATAGACTCGCTATTGCAAACCAGACAAATGCGCTGCAGTCTCAGATGGCCGCAAATCAGGCCGCTGATCAGCTCGCTGTATGTCAGTAGACAAACACATTGAGCACACAGGCTGAGCGTAATACACGCGACATAGTAGATGCAATACAGAGTCAGAGTGTAATGATTAATGACAAGTTCTGCGATCTCGAGAAGCGTGAACTGCAGGATAAGATCAACAGTCTGACAGCTGACAATGCTCTGTTACGTTCTAATGCAAACAATGCCGCTCAAAGCGCATTCATCAACGAAAAATTCAATATTGTAAACAATGAGCTTGCCGCTATTAAAGCAGCACAGCCTAATACAGTTCCTGTACAGTGGCCACAGCTTACCGCAGTTAATACAACTCCTTATATTGGAAACTTCTACGGTGGCTGGAATGGTTGGGGTAATAACATTTCATTTTAATAGTAAGTAATTATGGGACACTTTAATGTAACTACAAACGTAAATGGAGTTCCATATTTAAGCACAACTAACGTAACTGTAACTGATACAGCGGTAGACTTTGCTTTAGGTTTCCGCCGTATGCAACCTGTAGGTTACTTTACAGTTCGTATCTAGGATGCCATACCAGAAGGTACTACAGGTACATTACCTGTAACTCTTACGCTGAATGGTACAGCTAGGGCGCTTACTTTCTTTGATGGAACCCCTGTAACCGCTGCCAATTTAACGGGCACAGGTATTATTACTGTTTTTAACGACCGCTTTAATGGTATATTACAGATTACTTCTGTAATAGCAGCTTAATATTAACACTAAACATTTTTTGAATTATGGTTATGATTGAAATGCGCGATTCATTGTATGATACAGCGTTTGATCTGCTTGACGAAGCTAAGCTGAATGCTAAGAAGACTAAACTTACTCTTTGCGAGCTTGAGAACGCAATGTATGATTGTTATGAATCAATAAAAGAAGACAAAGATAGCGAGGACGACAAGGATATGAAATTCCGCGGAGTCTCTGGCTATAAAGAAGATTATCGCCATGACGAACAGTATGGCGTAAGTGATGATGAGGACGAAGAAGCTATGTTGAATAGACGCATGGCTCACAGACGTCGTAATATGCGTATGCGTCGTCGCTTGGTATAATTAATATGTGCGAGTAGGGGCTACGGCCCCTATAACCGCACGTTAATTTAAAGAATATGTTTTCAACGTTGAGAAAAGGCTAGTCTATTTATGTATTAGATAGAACTAGCGACCCTGAAGTAAAACTAGGGTATATTGAGAATGTATCTATGCCAAGACCGATGTATCCAACCTATAACCCACAAGTTAGTTTAGGAACTAATATGTAGATGGTTGTAGATATTAAGACACGCATAGATAATGATACTAAAGAGTTTGTAGTACCTAGTAACCTCAGTGTACATACTTACGGAGATTATACTCTTAGTGAGAATAAAGAAGCCATGATATCTGAAGTAGACTCTTTACTACAAGATGTGACTACTAAACTAGATAACATGGATAAGTATAAAGAAGACGCTGAAGTTTATAAGAAGATACTAAAAGAACTCAATCCTGTATACGCTAAAGAATAGGAAAGGGATGAGGCTATAACTGAACTCAATACTAGGATGGATAGCTTGCAGGATGTTATTTCAAGATTAGATTCATTTTTAAGACGTAACGAAACCTCACTCACAAATTAATATGATAACACAATACATACAATTAGGTGATAGAGATTGGGGTGTGTTAGTTTACTATAACGTAGGTGAAGAAGATATGGCATCTGTAATAGACTCATTAGAGTCATTAGATTGTACCGATGAGGATATACATGCCGCTACTGTTACGCTACGTAAAGAAAATACTGGATTTACTTATACTAATACTGATTATAAAATGACATTTGTGTGCATAGGACACTCAAGTAATATAGGTTAGTTTGTAGATACTGTTGTGCACGAAGCGAAACATGTACAATCACACATATGTCAATACTACGGTATAGATGAAACATCAGAAACCGCCGCATATCTCATTGGTCATCTAGTACATAGAATGTATAAGATGATAGGAAAAGTATTACAATTGTATTTAACATAAAATATATGTTCGATATAAAAGGCGATAAAATATCTCTCAATACTGAGGACTTAGCTATCCCTCCTTTTAAAGATCATTATAATGGAGCGAAAGACAAGTCCTTAGCATTGAAGGAGATAGAATACATAGTCTGGCTAAATAAATGGAATACTCCATACGAAGCCTACCCAATAGAGAGTAGAGCTAAGGTTGTAGCCAAGGATGTATTCGGAGATGAGAATTACGTACCCACTGAAGACGTAAAGACACTTGAACGTAGATTCCTGGAATTTTAGGAAACTCCTGGTACTAGATTACTTGATGCATCAAAAGCTGCTGCAGAAGGAATCATGGCGACATTAAAGGAGTACTCAAGAGATGCTATGGATATTGATACGGCAATAAAAGCTTCTAGAATATTGAAAGACGTAGGAAACATTGTTAAGTCCTTAGATATAGCTGCAAAACAAGCTAAGTCTGAACAAGCAGAAGCTGGTAGAGTTAAAGGTGGAGGTATAATTGGAAGATACGAAATACCTAGATAATAATTAATAACATGAGAGAGTACGATTTAAAGAAAGCGCTTAGTACCGGTAGTTATACAAGAAATAGCATTAAACCACAATTACTTGTTGCTGAGGACGGTGAATACAGACAAGGCGATATTCTTGATGCTAATGCAACCGTAGAAATTGTAAATAGTACTGCTTCAGACATCGATGATAAGATTAACGATATCCTTGGTGTTGATAATGGTGCAGTACAGGAACTTGTCGGAATCCTTAGTGATAGTGATACTACTACTGGTATTCTCAACGAGCTTGCTAAAAAAGCTAATATTTCAGATCTTGAGACCGTTGCCGGAGATATTCCTCAAGTGCCTACAAATGTAAGTGCATTTACTAATGATGCTGGGTATTTGACACAGCACCAAGATATCAGTGGGAAGGCTAATTCATCAGATTTATCAACCGTAGCAACATCAGGATCATACAACGATTTATCAAATAAACCTCATATACCAGAGGATCCTGTACAGTCTGATTGGACTGAAGATGATACTACTGATCAAGCTTATATCAAGAATAAACCTAATCTTGCCACAGTAGCAACTACAGGAAATTACAGTGATTTAATTAATAAACCTACAATTCCGGCTGCACAGATACAATCAGATTGGGCGCAAAACGATAATACTCAGGTTGACTATATAAAAAACAAACCCGATTTAAGTAATTTTGTTACAAAGTCTACAGCAGAATCTATACAATACGACACGAACAGTCATGCGTATGTAGACCTTGGATTACCTTCTGGTATATTATGGGCTACAATGAATGTAGGAGCATCAAATAGCACAGATGCAGGTCTGTACTTCCAATGGGGTGATACCAATGGTTACGCGTCGGATCAAGTAGGATCAGAACAAGGATAGAAATTATTTGATAGCCATTGGAGTGATTACGCACTAGCGGAAAAATATATAACTACCGATAAACAGATTCTGAATGCTGAAGACGATGCTGTATCTTCTATATGGGGTGGTGCTTGGAGAATGCCTACAAAAGAGGAATTTGAAGAATTATTCGACTCTAGCAATACTACAAAATCTTTTGTTACCATAGATAATGTAGCAGGTATAAAGTTTACTTCAAATAGACCTGGTTATACAGATAAATATGTATTCTTCCCAGTAACAGGATTTCCAATTGACGGACATTTTTAGGTTGGAAATTCTGAAGAAGGATTTTATTGGAGTAGTTCGTTAAAGACGCAAGATAACGACACACTCCGTGCGTCTGAAATGTGGTTTTCAACACAGAATTCTACATCGGGTGTAGAATACGCTCCCCGTAACTTTGCAGCCGCAATTCGTGGAGTATTTGAAGGATAGGCAAAAATAAGTAAAGTGGCTACGTCCGGAGATTACAACGATTTAATCAATAAGCCAACCATCCCAGCAGAACAAATACAATCAGATTGGAATCAATCAGATACTACAGCTAAGGATTATATAAAGAATAAACCATCTAATGCTACACAGTCTCAATCAGGACTTATGAGTTCTGCAGATAAGACTAAACTTGATGGAATCGAGACGGGGGCACAAGCTCATCAATCTCCTACTGCGGCAGAAGTAAAAACAGCTCTTCATACTACAACAAATACTGAAAAATTCTTACGGGAAGACGGTAATTGGGTAGCAATAGATACCAAAACAGAAGAAAGAATTGTAGATAATAATTATGTAAACACACATGATTATGTAGAAATAGATGGTATAAAATGGGCTACTACAAACGTAGGCGCATCTAGCGTTACAGACATAGGACAGCGTTTTATGTGGGGAGATCCTACTATACGTCAATATAAGCCGTATAATATTGAGGACCATAAATTATACAACTCTGCACACACTACTCAATATAATCTGTACATAAAATATAATGATTATGATCATAAGGGTGATTTAGATCTAATAGACGATGCTGCTTATATAAACTGGGGAGGTAAATGGAGAACTCCTGGTGTAACAGAATACAATTCTCTTAGAAATAATACCAACCAAGCTTGGACTGATGATTACAACGGTACCGGTGCTGCCGGAGTAATTTGTACGGATAAAACAGATAGCTCTAAAGTATTATTCTTACCAGCAACAGTAACAAATGATATTTAGGGGAGTACTTATTATGGATAGGTAACACACTAGTGGTATTGGATAAATTCTAATGAAGGATGGAATTACCAAGAGGGAGGCGCATTTATAATAGGCAGAGATGCATTATTAGTAGAGCGTAATGGTGCAGATGGCCATTGTCCTAGAACTTACATGTTACCAATTCGTGCAATATGGGATGATAGTGTTACACCTACAAAGCTTGTAAAAGACGCAGTTCAAGATTTATCCACTGTAGCTACCACAGGTTCGTATAACGATCTTGTAAACAAACCTATAATCAGATCTGAAAGTCTTACTCAGAATCTTTCCGACCAAACATCTACCATAACAGGAGCTAATAATAGCGGTAGAATAGAAATTGTTATATATGATAATGCATCTCAGAACGATTATACTGTAAGTATTTCTACAGCTTACAAAACTGTTGATGGAAATCAAATAATACTCTCAGTTCCAGCAGGATGTTATGGAGAGGTTTGCTATACAAACATAGGTGGAACAATATTTGCTAAAGGAATAAAACAATAGGCTAATAGCTAATACATATGATAAACACACTATTTTATTTTGTTGATGATCCTACGTTTGACTATCAAGCTGCAATAAATAGAGGTGATATATCTTAGTATACGGTTGTATTTAATACTGCAGACAAATGTATTTATACAAAGAATACAGTGTTTAGCAAAATAACACGTGTTGACGTAGCTAGTTTATTGGGAAATATATCTGATTTATTACCAGTAGCTACATCAACTACGCTAGGAGCTATTAAAATCGGATTTGATTCCGATGACAGGAGATACGGCGTAAAGCTCGATAGTAACAATCGGGCTTACGTCGAAGTCCCTTGGACAGATACCGTAGCTCCTTCGTATGATGACACACGTGTAGTAGATGCAATAGATACGCAAAGACAACGTATAGATGAGTATATAAGTCAGCTTGTAGATACTGTACAACGATGCAACGAAACATTATTAGATGACGCTCAGTGGGTATTAAGAAACCTTGTAGCTGGTCAAGTCGGTAGACAAATAAACGATAATATAGACGAGTACTTCAGACAACAATATGGTGTGTGGGACTGGGTAGACGCTAGTGACCATTCTAAAGGTAAGATTGTCAGAACGTCTGTAATCGAGCAAAATGTTGACAGCATTGATATTCGTGTAGGTTCTGTAGAAGATTATAGAGATGGATACCTTACTACTGCTCTTAATAATCTTGAAATGGCTGTAGGCGTAGACCTTGTAAATGGAAGCACAGTAGCTCATACAAATCTTATAAATGCCGTATCGGTACTAGATGCTTATAGTAATGCTATTGTGGCAATGGCTGCATCAGCATTACAACTTAAATCATCAAGAGACGGTACCGCTTTGTCTACTGCAGCGGATCTTGCTTCCGTTGTCGTAAACGGAACGTTCCAAGGATATTCAGGCCTCAACGAGACTGTAAGTTAGCAAGGGAGCGCAATATCATCACAGGCAAGTCTTATGAGTAGAGTTGTCAATGATGACGGAAGTCCCAACTCTACTTTTAAGTCTGATGTTATAGCCGGACTTGCATTGTAGACATCTGTAGATGAAATAGCAACTGCTGTTGCAACATTATCTGCAAATATAGATGGCGAAGGCGCAGATCTTTCGCTGTATGTTCAGAAAGACTCTAACGGAAATATTGAATCTAGTGCAAAATTGAGCGCAGATTAGATATATTTGAATGGTACTACATGGGCCGACATTATACATGCAGACCAGATAGTAACAAATGCATTGTCTGGTGGCAATGCAACGTTTACAGGTACTGTTAATGCTACACACGGAACATTCAAGAACGATATAATAATAAGGAATGATAACGGTCCTGATGGACTTAAACTTGATTCAAATGGAAACATATTGCGTTGGGATGGTAGTAACTGGGTAGGTCTGTTTGCATCAAGCCACGCGGTATATACATCTTCAAATTATACTGTAAAGAATAATGATGATATTATTATATGTGGTGGAGATGGTGCAACTATAACATTGCCTAGTAACCCAGGTAATGGAAGATGTATTACAGTTAGGAATGTAGGAACATCTCGTTCATGTACTATTTCTGCATCCCATACCATTAATATCGGCGGTGCAGATACTTCACACGGTGATAGATGGGTGCAATTAAATAACGACGATAGAGCGGATCTTATATTCTACGGAAATGTGTGGTATTGGAACGCATATGGTACTTGATTAATACTTATATAGAAATATGGTAGACTTTAATAAAAAGATTATAAATTCTGAAAAGTTTCGTTAGGCAGCTATATTCTTCAAAGAGCATAATTGTTATACACTTGCTCCTAGAGGAACCACAGATTACAATTCATACTGGGATAGAGAGACAGATAGATGTCTTAATGGATATGTAGCCCCTGATGGAGACGCTATTACAGGATACCATTATTTCTACCTTAATTACTGTCCCATAATGAAGCTTAAGGAAACACAATACGTAGATAGATACGGCGTATCTCGTACAAGGCGAGAACGTGTGTTTGACTTCCCTTCATTCTGGGATGGCGATTACTACTATTTTAATGCAATAGAAGAAGCAGAAACAATGGGTAAACACATGGCGGTATTAAAGTGCCGCCAACGTGGTTACTCGTTTAAAGGAGCTTCAATGTTAGTAAGAAACTATGAACTTATACCAGGATCTAAAAACTTCGCGGTAGCATCTGAACAGAAGTTCTTGGTTGGTGATGGTATACTTACTAAAGCTTGGTAGATAATGGACTTTGTCGATAAGAATACTGACTGGTCTAAACAACGTTTAACTGCTACGCGTATGGAACGTGTTGCCGGTTTTAAAGTTAAAGACGAGTTTGGTAAAGAGACCGAACAAGGTTACATGTCTGCTATTACAGGAATAACACTTAAGAATGACCCAGAGCGTCTTCGTGGTACTCGTGGTAAGTTAGTGTTGTTCGAGGAGGGCGGTAAGTTCCCAGGCTTAGAAACAGCTTGGCAGATTGAACGTCCTGCGGTAGAGACTGACGATGGTGTTGCATTTGGACTACTTATAGCATTTGGTACAGGTGGTACTGAAGGTGCAGCGTTTGACGGTCTAAAGAATATGTTTTATCATCCCGATGCATTCAACGTACTAGGCTTTCCTAATATATGGGATGACAATGCAGAAAATACTAAATGTGGTTTCTTTGCTCCATCATACTGGAACCTTGAGAGTGAGGACGGTAAGTATATGGACTAGTACGGAAACAGTTACTAGGAAGAAGCTGCAAAACGATTAATAGATGAAAGAAATAAAGTACGTGAAGGAGGTGCTTCACAAGAGGCTATAGATAGATTTATATCTGAGCGTCCTATGAAACCTGCAGAAGCGTGCTTGGAGTTAGGAAAAAATATATTTCCAAAGAAGCTCTTAATGGATCAACTAACAAAAATCAGAACCAATACTAAACTAGCTAATATGAAACACATAGTTGACTTAGCTTGGGATAATGGTTAGATAAGAGCTACGGAAAAGAAATCTGGCGATATAACAACATACCCATTAAAGAAAGATGACAAACCAGAAGGATCAGTAGTCATATGGGAATACCCAATCCCAGACCCGCCATTTGGACTCTACATTGGCGGCTGCGACCCGTATGATCATGACGAGTCATTCACTAACTCCTTAGGATCGACGTTTATTTTTAAACGCGTTAGAGCAGGAGAAGCTTGGAATGACGTAATCGTCGCGGAATACACAGGTAGACCTAGCACTGCTGAAGAATATTATGAGAACGTAAGAAAGTTATTGACGTTCTACAATGCTAGGCTTTTGTTTGAGAATGAACGTAAGGGTATTTACCCTTACTTCACAAACAAACACTGCGACTATATGCTTGCTGATTAGCCAGATAAAATAATTACGGAAATCTTTAAAGATAGTAAAGTACAGCGCCGTAAAGGCTGTCACATGACAAAATAGATTAGGGCTTACGGAGAAGGTTTAATACTAGAATGGTTAATGGAAGAATATGAACCAGGGCATCCTAATCTAGAGAGAATATACAGCGAACCTCTACTAGAAGAATTAATATAGACAGACGGTGTTAAAAACGTAGACCGTGTGATAGCTCTATGTATGACAATGATATATAGAGAAGAGCTGTTCTAGGTAAAGGTAGCTGCAAACAAAGAAGAAAATAAACAGGTTGAGCTCTTTGAATTGCCGTTGTTCAGTCAAAGATATTGGGAGACTGATGATGGTATACAAGACGATATACCAACATTTAGTTTTTGACAATGAATGAATTAAATATTGTAAAACGTTATTATGCTGGGGGACCACAAGGTCCTAGAGGTCCATAGGGTCCTAAAGGAGATAAAGGAGAGCCTGGTGTACAAGGACCTAAAGGTGATAAGGGTGACATTGGCCCAATAGGCCCATAGGGACCGTAGGGTATACAAGGAGAGAAAGGTCCTCGCGGTGAATAGGGTCTCAAAGGAGAAAAAGGAGACAAGGGTAATACTGGATCAATTGGACCTCGCGGATATAAAGGAGAAAAAGGAGACCGAGGTGAAATTGGCCCCCAAGGTCCTAAAGGAGATAAGGGTGATAAAGGCGACCCTGGTCAAGATGGTTTTGTTGTATTCGAAGACTTAACTGTAGAACAAAAAGAATTACTTAGAGGTCCTGCTGGTCCTAAAGGTGATACTGGAGAGTAGGGTCCTCAAGGTCCCAAAGGAGACTAGGGTATTCAAGGTATATAGGGGCCATAGGGAGAATAGGGTGCTCAAGGTATACAAGGTGAGAAAGGTGATACTGGCCCTCAAGGTCCTCAAGGAATTCAAGGTATTTAGGGAGAGACTGGGCCTGCCGGTTAGGATGGTCATAGTCCTATAGTAACAGCATCTAAGAGTGGAAGCGTTACTACAATATCTGTAGATGGTATATCTATTGCTACTATAAATGATGGTATAGATGGATAGAATGGTGCTGCTGGTCAGAATGGTACTAATGGCGTAGATGGAATAACTCCTCATATAGATAGTATCACAGGTAACTGGTTTATTGGAGAAACAAATACTGGTGTATAGGCTTAGGGTCCTGCAGGACAGAACGGAACAAATGGCGCTAATGGAAACGACGGCGTGACACCACATATCGATTCTACTACTGGCAATTGGTTCATAGGTTCTACTGACACTGGAGTTCATGCACAAGGTCCTGCCGGTCAAGATGGAACTGTAGCAGGACAATTACAAGCTGACTGGGATCAAACTGATAATACTTCAGTTGATTATATTAAAAATAAACCTACAATACCTACTGTACCAATAAATATATCCTCTTTTACTAATGATGTTGGGTATTTAACTACACATCAATCATTGGTTGACTATGCACTTAAATCTGAATTATTCTCAGGATCATACAATGATCTTACTGATAAACCAACAATACCAAGTTTAAGTGGTTATGCTACAGAATCTTGGGTTGGGCAGCAAGGATACCTTACCAGCCATCAGTCATTAGCTGATTATGCTTTAAAGTCTGAATTGTTTAGTGGTAGTTATAATGACTTGACAAATAAGCCTACAATACCAACAGTTCCAACTAATGTTAGTGCGTTTACTAACGATGCAGGATATTTAACTAGTCATTAGGATATTAGTGGTAAAGCTAACTCCGCTGACTTAGCTACAGTTGCTACTAGTGGATCATATAACGATTTGTCGAATAAGCCAACTATCCCGCAGATATGGTCAGGAACTCAAGCTCAATATGATTTAATAGCTTCCCCTGATCCTAATACTATTTACATAATAACTGCTTCATCATGACAAGTACAGAGATAGCATCAGCTAGTAAGATAATGTTAGGTACTACCGAAGCTGTTGCAATGTATATAGGTAGTACAAAAATTTGGCCAACTGGTGGAGGATAGTAGTAGCACGATTATTCTTAGGATTACTTTACTATCGAATCGTTATAGGATAATAATGAAATTAAGATACAAAAATCTGGATCACCTAGTAGTCCAACATTAAGTTATTCATTAGATGATGGAGAAACATGGTCAACTGTGACAATATCAAGTTCTGTGACATTTGGAACAATCAATACAGGACAAAAGATAATATTTAAAGGAACTAACACAAGGCTTGCAACTGCATGGAATAATTATAATTATTTTACTGCAACAAAACAATTTAAAGTATATGGTAATATAATGTCATTATTGAATGGAGATGACTTCAAGACAAATTACGAATTCAATAGTAGTACAACTCATCACTGTGCTGGATTATTTAGAACAACATATCTTGTTGATGCAAGTAATTTAATTCTTCC